GCCTACAGACGATATAAAAAAGTAAACCTTGAAAAAATATATTGGTTAACATATACTGTAAAGTTACGAAATTAAAACAGGTGAGTAAATCTCGCTATTTGTCCATTTTCTTTAGAATGAACAAACCCCTCGATAGCTTTTGGAGAATGTTGGTATCCGTTTCTGTGGTGCCAAGAGTCTGCGCTAGATGGAGACCTAAGAGCTTCAACAGTTACCCCATGATAATCTTTTGATATTTTATGGTGTATATGATGAATATAAACATATCTGTATTTTGTTTCGCTCCACATATTTTTTGACTCTTGCGCCATCAGAAGAGGTAAATCTTGTTGTTTGGCTCCGTCGCCGTGTGTTGTTCCTATAAGGCTTGTGCCATATTTAAAATATTTTCTATGAGATATACTTACGTCAAAAGAAATATTTTTGCAGGTTCTATACCACGACTTAATTGCGTCTGCCAAAAAGAAACCATTTGTGTAATCATGATTTGATGGGTTATACATTACATGAACATCAGCAATCTTGATTAGCTTGTCCAGTATGTCAACATATAATCTCTTAGCAACCAAAAAATTATCATACCACATTCCGTCGGTGTCTTGAGGCGTCCCAGAGGTAGTTGTTCTTTTAGGCGTGTCTATATGCAGAATGTCGTTACCAGCAACAAAAACAATTTTTTCAATATTAAAACCACTAGCCTTATGTAGTATACCGTCAACCCCCTCTTTTACCCTTTGTACCGCTATCTGTGTGTTATAATCTTCCCCAGTTTCAAATGATGATGCTAGCTTCCCAACATGTATATCAGCAGGATCAATAACAAGTAAGCAAGGAAGAGAATAGTTTTGTCTCCTAATTTTTTCATACTTAAAGTTATGATTCTTTATTTCGTCTATATGATCCTGTAACATTTCCTCAAATGTGGGTCCTGTTTCAGATGGTCTAAACTGTATAGACCAATGCTTGTCTTTGTTCCATGCGATGCCTACATTATCAAAATTAATCCCTCTTTCGTGACAGGCTTGTGCTAAAGCTGGGTTTGATTTTCTTTTTTTGGCTTGGTGTATATGATACTTGACGGTGCCCCTTGTGTGATTTATTGTTCTTTCGGTTTCATCTATAGATAAATCTTTATGAATTCTTTTTGCTATTTGTGTGGGGTTGTTAAAACCAGCATTAACCAGTTGGTCTATTTTTTCTTTTATCTCTGATAATAATGTTTTTTTAATCATGACTCTCTTAAGTCTTTCTTTAAATCTTTTAAAAAATCTATAAAATTATCAACTGCAGATATCGAAGAATTTTTTTGTGTTTCAAATAAAGCTTCGTAAACATCTACTACATGCTTCGAAAGTAACGAAATTACATAATTAATGTAGACTACTCGCTGTATCATTTGTCTTGGTGAACCAAAAACAAGTCTCCAAGCTTTGGATCAATCTTTTTTATTGCACGATAAATCTTTCTAGATTCTTTTTTTACCTCCACCCTTTCGGTTTTAGTAGAACTTCTTCCAAGGTTCATATACAATTGAGCGTCCAAACATAGTAGTTTATCTAATATTTTATTGGGGTCTTTGTATTTTCTGTGCAATAAATCTATCTCAGAGTCTATATCAAATCCTACCTTCAACATTCTCTTATGTAATTGCTCAGGATAAACAGTGTCAAATTCCATACATCAAAGGTAAAAAAGGTTTATTAACAAAAAAATATATTTATTAACAATTAAAACTTATAGTTTTTATATTTTTCGTGTAAATGTTGGTAGATAATATAAGTTTGACAATAATATTCGTAGTGATTATACACGTTTGGAGATAAAGATTTTTTGTTTGGTTCTTTAACTTCGATCTTGAGTTTGTCTTTTCCAACTACCACAGGTCCAACGATAATGTTATGATTTATACACCAAACCATAGCGTTGGTCTGTACTTTTGATGGATAAAAAAAATCAGGATCTAGAGCCCCAGGGAATCCCAACTTGTTTTTCCTCTTCATAGCTTGAGTTAAGTTTGTGTGTAGGTGGCACGTTGTTTGCATAATATCTACCGCTTGGTGTGTGATATTTAAAAATAACAGAAGAACCAATATCCCCTTGAAACTTCATCTTAACCTTTTGAACCAAAAACTCTACATCGTCTTTACTTCTTTCATCGGTGTCGTTAAAATATCTAAAGATGGTAAACCCATCATGCGTTTGATTTCTAAAGTCAGCACTACCTGATACGCTATAAAGATCAGGTATCGCATACAATCCGGTTTCTTTAAGAACCATTTTTTTTGGGTGTGCAATAAGAAAAACAATCACATTGTGCATTTGAGCAAACAAAGTAAGCTTTGTCAAGGTGTTTCGTATATTAACCAAATCATTATTTGCTTTATCAAACTCTACTTTATTAAAGGCATCAATAACAAATATGTCTATACCATAAATAAACAATTGCTCTTTAAATTTATCAAAAAGCCAAGACCATTTTGGAAATTCTCCTTGCTCAGGAGCAGTTAAATATATTTTTTCATTTGCCCAGTCTTTGTAATCTCCGATTTCTTTTTTTGTGATTCTTTTATAAAAGTCAAGATCATTAAAAAAGTTACGTCCATAAAACTTTTCTATAAATCTAGTTTTATAAAGCTCCATAGGGCTATGCTCAGGGGAAAAGAAAGAGGCTTTCATACCATAATCGTTAACTAAATTCATTACATACCACTCAACAAAGCTTGACTTACCATGGCTAGGAATACCAGTGGCGACACATAAGTGACCCCTCATAACCGAAAAAACTTCTTTTAATTCTCCAAAACATGGGTGTTTAGGATAAATCGTTTCCGGCAAACCTTTATCATGAAGATTTAAAATATCATCATAAAGATCGCTAACTGTAAATGTTCCACTAGCAGGATACTTTTTTGAGTTTTTACAGCTATTAATTAATACATCTTTTCCTTCAATAAGGTCAGCATTTGCGTCTTTGTTTTTAAAGACCACACGCTCACACCTATACCTGCCCAATCTTTGAGCAATCTTTTCAGAAACAAAATTTCCCTTGTCGTCATTGTCGGTACATATATAAAACTTATTGACGCTTTGAAGATATTTCTCAGTATTAATCCAAAAATCGTCAGAGTCATTTGCTCCGTTAGGCAAGCTAATTACATTTTTGATCCCTACCTCAACCATTGCTAAAACATCAAACTCTCCCTCAACAATATAAATCTCCTCGGATCCTATTGCTGAATTAATATTATAAAAGGTTGCTTTCCCATCTTTTGATTGGGTAAAAGCTTTTTTTGCTGACCTATATTTTTTATTAACTACTACATCGCCTTCAAAGTAATTAAAAACAACATTATTAACCTTTCTTTGATGCTGAGGTTGATAGTAAGTCTCTTCAGTAATGTTCATCTTGGTTAACGTGGCTTGAGAAATTCCTCTAGACTCACAATATTTTACGCATTTATTAGAAAGCTTAGTGTAGTTTCTCCAAGTTTGCAATGGCAATTTAAATGGTCTAATGCTTTCCGTAATTGATCTTTGATCTCTAATTGAAATTGCTTCACAGTAATGGCATTTTGCCACCCCTTTGTCTATGTTGACAGATAAAGATTTTGTTTTTTTGTGATCACACACAGGACAATCAAGTTTTACTTGACCGCTCCTTTTGTTTTTTAGATTTATTTTGCTCCACTCAAATGTATTCATCAAAACGCTAGCCTTCTTTTATTTGTTTTCTTAAAATTTATCTTTTTTACCAACCAATGCTTAAAATGCCTTTGGTAATCCGTTAAAGTATTAGAGACATTTCCTTCGGTAATTTGCCTTACAAAAAATTCTTCAAACAACTCATCAATCTGCTGATCATTTAATTTGTAATTTTCTTTGACAGCATTATATACTCGACCACCATGATATTGAATTTTGAAATCCTCTATATCTATATTCTTTTCATTATTATCATTATTATCATTATTGTTTGTTGCCCCTGGATCGTCTTTTGATTGTCCCTGGTTCGCCCCTTGTTCGCCCTCTTTTATTTTTTCACTTTGGTAATCATCATATTTTACAATGGTTACGAGAGTATTTTTGTTTGTCCCTTTTGTAACTATTGTTTGATCCTTTTTTAATTTATTTAATGCCAGGCGTACTTGCTTAATTGAAAGGTCAGTATAGACAGATATTTTTCTAATAGATGTAATGTGTTGTCCCCTTAAAACTTTAGTGTCAAACACAATATTATCTTTATGATTTGCTCTTAAAAGAAGAAACAAAAAAACCCTTAAAACATTGCCATCTGAAAAGTAATTCCACTCTAGCAGTTTTCTATTTATCTTGACGTAACCCTCCACTCAGTTCTTTGATTTTTTGTTTTAGTCTTATGTTTTCAGATTTTAAATCAACCATTATCATAGTTTGTCTTCTAAACATTGTTTTAAAAAGCGAAGAAGACCGCTTGTGCTTGATCATCTTTTCTGCTATGGACTCTTCCCTATGGTTATCGTCTAAAAAGCCATCTGAGGCTTTTATACGGCTTTCTATAGCATCATAGTAAGATTTAATTTGTGGGTCATATAATAAATACACATCCTCTAATTGTTTTAGACCGTGTAAAACTGTGGCATGATCTTTTGAGGACTTTATTTGTTTATAACCAACTTTTGATTTTCCCTCAAACAACCCCCCTACGCTTTCAAGTGGCAGGGAGGTATATTTGTAAAGAAAATAATAATATAAAGACCTTCTCCAAACTAAAGGCAGTTTTCTAGAGTTAATATTTTCCCATACATCATAGTCTGTAACTATGCTATCTATAATATTGACAACCGTATCAACGGTCAAGGTGGTTTTTTTAGATTTTTGAAATCTACCGCCTCTACAAAATTTATACTTCGACATCTAAAATGGTAAATCGTCTGAGACTTCTTCTTTTAGTTTGTTTGTGGGAGAACCACTGTGTTCTTTTAAATTTTTAATAAACCACCCAACTATACTATTAAAGTGTTTCATGTTTCCACTCGGATCTGTCCATTCTCTTCCATTAATATTAATGCCAACCTTTACATCATCGCCAACTTTAAAATTATCTAAAAGACCACAATGATCTTTGTGAAATTCTAATGTTATGTGTTGTGGATATTTTCCATCAGGGTCAGTTACCAACACAAAGTTTCTTTTTTGAAAGCCATTACTTCCAAAGCTTTTTGTTTCTTCGATTAATTTAATTTTACCTTCTAATTCCATTTAATTTATATTATAGTATTAATAATTTTTTGTCCTGCTATGACTGACAGGTCAGTTAAAAACTCTCTACAGAGTTTTATCTTTTTATACAGATTTGATACATCTTCCTCGTTGTAGTTTACTTCAAAAGACTTTATTCTATGTTCAGTTTCTATGTCATTAAACTGAAGATTATTTGTGATTTCGTTTTCAATTTCCACAGGCACATCAATCATTCCTGCCTTCCAGGAGAAACGTCTGATTTCGTCCTGAATAAGTTCAATTGGTGTATCGGTTAGGCAATATATAACTTTACATTTTTTAGTTCCTGTTAAATCCATGTAACCCTGCATCTGCCAATAGTAATCTTTATTTGGTAAACCCTCTTCGTACATAGGAAAAGTCTGTAAGTTCCAACTAGACTTTATATCAATCAGTTCGTCTTCGTTAAAAGCATCTATTGCGTAGATATCAGGAGTTCCGCAAAGGTAATTATTGGCATAAACCTTTTCATTTTTAATATACTTCTTACCAAGAAAGGTATTTAACATCTCTATTGAGTCGTCCTCAACTACCTTACCTTTCTCTAAAAATTTGCTTTGTATTTCTTTTGATCTACCAAAATAGATTTCTTTGTGCAATTCTTTTAAATAGGTTTTTGTTGTAACTGACAAAGGGTCTTTTTTTGACCTTGCGTTTACCATAAGCTTTCCAAGTGATGAACATCTGAAAAGATATGAATCAAAGTTTTTCTTCATGATGTTTTATTTAAAATGTAAGACAATGTTCCTTTACTGGATATATTAAAATGTTCCATAGTTTTTTTATAACTACCATATTTTTCATGAAAGGCTTTAACCTCTTCGTGGTTATGTTTTTTAATAAAACTAGATGCGTGTATAGCTCTCTCTTTTCTTCTTTCAGCCCCAACGTCATGGGCGTTCTGACTAGCAGTTCCTATATCTATGTTGTCGTAGTGATTGTTGGTGCAGTCATTATCTAAATGTCTAACCATGTATCCCTCTTGGTAAAGTTTTTCGCCATACTTTTGATACGCCTGTAGACGATGAACGCCAACATTACGATTTTTTCCTTCATGATCTCTAATTTTAAATCTTTTATATCCGTTTGTGTGTAGCCATCCAACTGGATTTTTTTTCTTTCCAATCACAACACCCTCCTTAGTAACTCTATATCCTTTTTGATAGGCAGTTTTTTCGTTTTTATTGTATTTATATTTCATTAATTAGAACGTTTATATTCATATACAAGTTTTTTATTATCCCTGTCAACCGCTCCGAGATAAGAAACCTTCTTGTCTTTATCATATTCAAGTTTCCATTGAAGTTTCTTTAGTCTTCTTTGAAATTGAAAAGAGGATTCGTTTGGAAGAAAATTAATCCAAATAAAAGGGAAATCATAAAGTTCTCTGCCTATTCCCCAATTGAAACAGGCTCTTTTGAATGCGTCTGACGCTTGTCCTTTTTCCTTTTCAGTTTTAGATTCAGTTCCCACATCCTGCTTGGAAACCCACTCTCCAGAGTCAGGGTCTTTGACTGACACAGTACAAAATAAATTTCCATTAATTAGTTCGTAATTTTTTTTCCATCCAAACTTTCCATAAAGATCGTCAAGTATTTTCATGTCACATCTTGCGTCTTTGTAGGCAAGAATTATAGCGCCCTTATCGGTGGCTGATTGTACCCTAAAATCAATCTGATCTATCGTCAGGGGATTGTAAGTTGTTTTTTGTTTTGTCATTTAAGTATGTATTTAAATTAATTGCATTTATATTTAATAGTGATTGAATATTTTTGTTCAAATATTTTATTTCTGTTGTCATTTTATCGGTTAGCTTTATGTGACCAAATTTTATGTCCTCCGAATACCTTTCTAATGTGTTTTGTTTATAGGTCAAGGCTAAACAGTTTTCAATGTGTGTTGGATCATCCTCAAGGAAAAGATCAATAAGTTCGTTCTCCATTGGTCTATACATATTGCTATTTGTGTGATAAATTTCATAGTGATGATCTCCTGAAGTCTTAAGATACCTTTCAATTTTGAAAAGCTTTCCATATATAAAACTAAGTTTTCCAAAACTCATAGCCTCATAACCTTTATTTAAAAGCCTCTCAAATAAAATAGATATTTTATCTTTTCTGTATGCCTTGGAGATATCGCTCATACCAAACTAAATCTTTTAAAGTTTTATCAAGTCTGTTCCTGAATTTTTTCTCTTTTATTTTCTTTCTCGACTTTTGCAGACAAAGGTTCATCATCGCTATGTGACAACTTATAATCTTTCCTCTGATTAAATTTTCTGTCTTTTTCTTTTTCCTTCTCTGTAGATATTTTTGGTAACTGAATAGTTTTATTTTTATCATGTCTTGATTTTTTATGGTGTACATATGGCATTTGAGTCCATAGGTGCCACTCGTTTGAATCATCTAAATTTTCTTTACTCATCGTTAAAATTTTTGTTGATATCGAGGGGAGGGAGGAACCCCTCATATCAAACAACATTATTACTAACTTAAACTAATGAAACCCTCCCTAATTTTTTAAGATTTTAAAGCTACTAATAACTTGTTCATAAACCTAATGTTTTGAAAATAAATTAAGCCTTGTGTGAAAAAGTTTTAGTAACGAATCAATATCTTCCTGTGGTTGCAAGGTAGCTAACAGAGTCAGATACTTTACGCAAGAATCAAAATGCGATTCTTTTTTACACGATCTAATCACCTTTTCAGCCTTAATAAATAGCTCTGTTTTTCTTTTCATAATTTAAAATGTGTTTGACATTTTCTTCAATCCACCTTTTGCATCATCCAAAAAATGACTTACATCACTATAAAGTTTATATTTATCAGGATCTCTCTCGTCTTTGTAAACATCATTAACGGAGACGTGAATTAAAAATTTGGTGTTCGTTGCACTCAGGGTAAAACTTACAACATAAATGTTATAAATGTACTCCTCTGAATATGCTCCAACCTCATCTTTAAACTTCATCAGATAGAACCCTCCTGCCTCTTTCTTGAAATGTGAGACTAATTGTGCTGAGAGACATTCTGCTCCATTTGCTATCTTATCGGACGACTTCAAATCCGACCTTATCCCATTAACCACCTTTAGGTCTTTTAAAAAGTCTGCCAAATCCAAACCATGCCCATACATATGACCATCATATTGTCTGTATAGATTTATAAGGGAGCCTTCAGGGCTTCCATCCATTGTGTGACTTTTAACATATTTAGCTAAGGCTATATAAAACTTTTCAGCGTGTTTATTTATGTCTTTTTCTTTTGCGTTTTTGAGACTATCAATATCTAATACCTCATTTCCATCTACTGGAATTACTCTTGTTAAACTTCTTGTTCCCATATTAATTATAGTTTAGTGTGTGATAAAATTTTAAATTCTGATCCATTGTAGAGATCATAAAACTCCTTTGTATAAAGAGGCCTTTTCTTTTAACTTAAACTCCTCACAATACTCAGTTAAAACATCCCAATTGATTCCGTGGTTTGCATCGTGATTATTCTTGACTGCGTCTAGCACTTCCATACCCTCCTGATCAGTACAGGTATAACCAAGGGAGCGAATATCATCCACTCCCCATTCTATACATATAGTATTTTTCTCTTCTGAAACCCTCTCAAGGTGTCTCAAAAGCCTAATTAAGCCTGAACGCATCCCCATATACTCGGATTTTGAAAGGCTATACTTTACCCAACCCCTTCCATCTTTAATGTCTTGGATTGCTGTTTCTAAGTCTTGTGTTGTTATCATATTAAATTAAATTTTTGTTAAAGATATGTATTTAGTTCGAATCTACCAAATACTAAATTTATAGATTGTCTAAATATTCAAGAATCATTTCGCCTTCCTTTGGAAAGTCTCTAAACAAAACATCACAAACGTCAGCATCTGAATGAGACTTGTCTGATAATGCCACTTGCGAGGATCTTATAATTTCCTCATAGTAATCGACTAAGTCATTAAAAATGTCTTGAGCCTTTTCAACATATCCACGTTCTCCATTTTCCTTGATTTCATACATACCCTCAACACCATTTTTAAATTCATCTTTGTGATTTTCGAACAAATCTTTTTCAGCGAAGAAACAAGAAAGTTCAGTTACATTGATTAATAAGTTCATAATTTATAATTTTAAGATTAATAATAGACGTTATATAATACTATATAAAAAAAGGGACGATCTCTCGCCCCCTTTTTGTCCACTATCTTCCTATATTATGTGGAAGATGTGTCCCATTCCCAGTTCATAGCGTAGGTATTACTTCTTGTTTCTTTTTTCCAAAGTAGTAGTACGCCCCTCCATCATTGCCCTCATCATCTGATTGAGACAATATTGCAGTTCCATCTGTAAATTCAATAAGTAATGGGTTTTTATACCAGTAATCTCCCATTTCTTTTTTTGTAAGATATCTTACATGACTTATAGTTTTACCTACAAGTAATTTTCTTGCGTGGTTTTGCCACTTGATTTCTGTTTTACTCATAATATTTAATTTAAGATTAATAATAGACGTTGAGGGATAGTCTCCTACCCCTCTCGTTTTAATTTCCTTCAGCAAACTGAACGAAATCATCTTGATATGAATCCTCAAGATATTCTTTTAGTTTAGGCATTGTTGTTTTAACGTGCCTTGCTAAATATTTAAATGATTCTCTTTTACTTGACTCTTTAATTTCTAAAGAACCACTTTCGTCAAAGTAAAAATTAAGATTTAAGTTAGTCATCTCTTCGTTTACTTTGTGTGTTATCCATATTGACACCGACTGATTATCGTGGTCAAAGGATGTACTAAATTTTGAATGTAACATATTATTTAATTTTAAGATTAGTAATAGACGTTATATAATGTTATATAAAAAAATGAGAGGTAGAAAAGCCTACCCCCCATTTGAAAAACTAATCTAAACTTTATAGATTTATAAGACTCTTTAAGTTAATTAAAAAGTCCTCCATCGTAGTGAATCGCTTAGTCTTCACTTGAGTCTTATCTGACCATCCGGAGGCAGGTAGATTAATACCATACCATTTGCGAATGTTTGCCGTTGCTTTGACAAAATCAGTAGACACACCAAAATACGCTTTCGCTCTTTTAGTTTTGTCAAGATAAACTCCTTGCTTAGTGTACTTGTAAACTGCCCATCCTACTGGCATTTTTTCACGTTTAGATGTACAAACTGCTACGAATGGATAATTCATTTTTACGTTTTCTCGTATCATATAATATTATTTAAAGTTAGTAATAGACGTGGGAGGATTAACCTCCCATACTTTAAAATTCAGGATGTCCAGATGTCCAGAGATGGTATATCAGGTCAAGAAAAACACCACTATCTAATGATAATCTTTGAAATAATCTCTCCCTTACTAAAGAGTCCTCTACACCAATGTATTCATAAACGTCATCATTTTTAAGAAGTATTTGAATCAATCCATCAAATGTTGATTCGCCATTAATTTCAGCACCCAATTCATCTGTTGGGTAGTTTCTTAAATAAAACTTTTTTAGTGTCATTTTAATAAATATTTTAGATTAGTAATAGACGTTGGAGGGAAATACATCCCTCCAAACCTTAGTTAAGGATAAAATTTGACGCTTTGGTTGATTGTTGCATCGCATAGAAACACTCTTTTCCGTGATCCTTAAACCTTTTAACCCATCCGTTGATATATGCTTGGCTATTTTGATCGGAATCTTTTGGATTCAAATCACATAGTCCAGTAAGATACATCGATGAAATCTCCGCTATAAGTTCTTCTTGTGCATACTTATCACTTGAAAAAACTACTTTATCTGTAATACCTTTTCTATTTAACCTTTTTTCGTGTCCAGTTGAATGTGCAAATTCGTGGAATAAAGTTTTGTAAAAAGAATCGATATCTACAAAAAACTCCTTGCTTGGCATAACTACTCTATCCTTGCTTGGGGAATAGTATGCTTGATCGGATGATTTAAGTATGTCAAAGTTTAGTTTTTGCTTTGAAACATAATTATCAATGATAGACTCCACCATCTCATTATTAGTGAATGATGCGTTGATTGAAGAATCAAACTCTAACGGCTCTATTCCAGTACATTGATCCAAATTAAATACTTTGTAGTATCTAATAGTGAACGTTTGTCTGTACCTTTTAATTGTTCTACCATTTTCGTTAAAAGTTTCTGTAAGGTTAATGCTTGAGATTTGTTTGTCAGATAAGAATTTGCCAGTTTTCATATCTTGAATTCCTCTTTTCCAAAAGTAAATTTCTGTACTTTTTGAACCCTTTTTTACTTGTCCCTCCATTGATACAACTTGTTTAAAAGTTAACCACTGATTTGATCTGTAACCATTTTCTATCATCTCGCAGTTCAAAAGAAATATGTTAAATCCTTTATAACTACTTTTTGTTAATCTATTCATAGGTTGATTTTCTTCTCCAGCTTTCCAAGGTCTGAACCAGTCTAAGCCTTTTTCCTTAAGTCCATCAATAACTTTTGAATTGATTTTTTCGATAATTTGATCTTGTGTCATTTTAATATAATTTAAGATTAGTAATAGACGTTGGGAGGATTAACACCTCCCAATCATAAACAAATCAATCAAGAAATTTTTGCTAATTTTCGCTTTGTAAAATGTAACAATAACGTGCTACATAGTAGTCCTGATAAAGAATCCTGATCTAATGCATCAACTAATATTTTGTCAAAAGTAAAATCAATTAAATGCAGTTTATCATCATCAATGTAAAATGAAAATTCATCTTCCCAATCATTGTCTTCATATGTTGCCGTAATTTCAAATGAATTTACGTCTACCTGTTTTACCTTGACTGACGATGTTTTGTCTCCAAATAGTTCTAACGCTATAGCTAGTGTTTGACTTACTTTTTTAGCAATAATTAACGTTTCAGTAATTGTGTACATAGTGTTCATAATATTTAAGTTAAGATTAGTAATAGACGTAGGAGGGATTATTCCCTCCCATACATAAAAAACTACCAAGTTGTTTCATAGCCTGACCGCACTCTGTTAAGGTGCCTTATAGACGCATCGTTAATTACTCTCGCTCTGTTTCTTGCATTATCCCATAGATTGTATTCTTTGTTACTTCTACATCTAGAAATTCTTGCATCTGCATACAACATTGCTTCATAAGATATACTACATAATTTTATCAAATCTCTTATGTTTTTAAACCCTATTGTAGTACATACAAAACGATTATTAATGCAACTACCATCTTTACTTTGATGTGCATCAGCATTAACTAAAGTTTTTCCTTTTTGCGTAATTAGATAAGTTTTTTTCATTGTATTATATTTTAGATTAGTAATAGACGTAGAGGTAATTGAAACAACCACCTCATCGTCACGTTTCGTCCTGTATGAAAGTTACTAAATGCTCAAACCATTTGGACTCGTCAGTATTACTTGGTTTGATTAGCTTTCATCAATCTTTAAATATATATGTATAGACGGCATTTAGCCGTAGTCCCTGTCTCCAACTGGAGGAGGATGTAGTCAACATTGGGAGCGAGCGCTCGACCACCATACCTATTTTGGTAATCGTTGATAAGAAGTCTGAGCGTGTGTCTTACAACTCTTGGGCTTTTAACCTGACTGCTTCTCTTCAGCCGTCTTTAGTAATCTACAGGTGAGCACCCGTCCGAAAGACAATACAAGTATACAACAATGGTTCGAATCTAACAAACCACAATGATATTATTTTACATTATTGGTACATAGGCATTTTGTAGTATGTGCTCTCCAGTTGACGACTTTCAATTTGTAACTACCTTATATTCAGT